ATTCGGGCCGTAGAAGTCTATAGCTTCTTTTAGATTAAATGATTTCTGTATTTGCTTAGACCAGCCTGCTGGTTCCCATTTGTCGAAACGTGACTTTCTTCCTTTTAACGAACGGATACTCCCGTTGGATGCAGGAGACTTTAGACGGTTTTGAATAGAGGTGGAAACTTCCTTCACGAAAGGTATTTCCGTATGGTATTTTTTTATAAGTTCTTTAGCGTCTTCAAAAGTTAAGTCCAACGCTTGGCCGAGTTTTGAAATCCCCATTCCATACATCAAAGACAGATTGACCACCTTGGCGACTGGGCGCGGAATCGACGCAACCTGTGAAACAAGCGTGTGAAAATCAACACTATTATCTTTATGGAACGAATCTACGAATTGCTGAACGCCCGGTATAGGATCATTTCTGAGGTCGCCTAAAATCTTTGCGTAGTGCAAAAGGATCAAGGGTTCCTGCTGCGAGTAATCTATTGAACAAAACTTCTCGTCCTCTTCAGCTAGAAACAAAGCGCGAATTAATCCGGCGACCTCTTTGTTTCGAGCAGGAAAGTTCTGGCCGTTGGGGTTTGACATAGACAGCCTTCCTGTAATAGCTCCACCAGATTCAGATTTTATCTGGTGGATGTCAGGATGGATTCGATTGTTGACACACGCTTTTTCTAGTAAACCGTCAAGGAAAGTTCCTGATACTTTATTCAGTTCCCGTGCTTCTAGAATTAAAGCAGCAAGGGGGTGTTCGTGTTCGGACAAAAAGTTCTTGGTGAAAGAAGGTTCTTTACTTTTTGCTGTTCGTGGATACTCTAACCCAAGCTCGTCAAACGCTTTTCCAATGCTACGAGCCGCCCAGATTTCTACGTTAGTGTTGGTCAGCTTTTTAATTTTAGAGAGCGTTTGTTTTTCACGCTTCTTAATAATCTCTCTAGTTTTTTCTGCTTGGTCTATGTCTAGCCGTATACCACGAAAGGTCATCTCCACCAGGATGGGTAGTAAATCGGATTCCAGTTCCCAGACTTCACTCAAATCCTGCTCGACCAGCATAGACTGTTGTTTTTGTACGAACAGATCAAAACAGAGCCGAGCATCCCACTCTGCATAAGCACCCACGAAGGACGAATGTAATTTATACATATTCGCTTTATGATTAGAGTAGCCGAACGATGCGGCTGCATCCTTTAGTTCTTGTTCGCTTTTTATTTTTCCGAGATAATCAAACGCCACACTATTAAGGCTTAGTGAATATCTGTCTTCCAATAATCCAGCCGTAACCATTGTGCAAATGATCCGAGGACCATCGACCTTAAACCCTTCTCGTTTAAGCCAGCCCAAATCATAGTTAGCGTTATGGCAAATTAAATTCTCAGTATTATCTATTGCTCTCTGCACATATTTCTTAACGCTGGAGACAGGTAGGTTTCCTGAATCGTGTCTTATAGGTAAGTAAAGTTCCCAATCTGCTGTAGCAAGGGCTATGCCACAAATAAATCCTTGGTTCGGGAATTTCCAGCTAGGACCGTGCGTTTTAAGGAGAGGGTCAGATGTCTCGACATCAAGTGCTAAAAAACGTATTGGCTGATCTATGTTTGGTAAAGAGTCTATTTCAGGAGGAAGCCAATCGCCTTCGGGCTTACTTCCAAAATTTAAAGTGTCTGCCAGGTGACTGCGTACCATTTACTTTAATAATTCCAGTTGCGTAGCGTTTTGGGTTTCCGACATTTCTCCAGCTAACGCTATATAAGCTGCTGCGTCAACAAAGGAATCCATGTGAGATTCTGTTCGACATAACCTACACACTTTTAAAAGAGCCATCATAAGTGCAACGTGGTGGGGTTTTAATTGTCCGTTACACCTATCTATGACTACTTGCCACATTTTACAAATGTCTCGATGGTTCTCTAAAGCAGGGCCATAAATTTCCTGCCTGTCTGTATTTATCAAGCGTTGTGCTTCCAATAAAATTTCGTTTCTATTCATATCACAAAACTCCTATTGTAATCTTGAGGTTCAACTAGATAAAGGTTTTCCGTAGGTCGAGAACAAGCTACATAAAAAACTCGGTGGTTTTCGTAGTTTTCATTGTTTTTAATAGCTGCTGTGGTTAGGTCTAAAAACACTACGACGTTTTGTGCTTCACCACCTTTTGCACCATGTATCGTACTCAGTTGTATGCGAGGTGTTTTTAGATGAAACGAATCGTCACCTTTTCTCAAAATACTAGTCACATAAGTTTTATCTACAGTTATAGTTTTACTATCAAGAGCCTCGGACCATATTTCATCGACCGAGGCCAGCAGTCCATAATCCGAAACCAGTTGGTCGTAAGTAAGAAACAATTCCTCAGACACGTTTAGTTTTTTAAATCCTCGTTGTACCTTACCCCCATTACCTGTCATGTACTTATACATGATTTGTACGTTTGCCGCAGAAACTTCTTTACCTTTTCTCAGTCGTTCCCAAGTAATGATAGCAGTAGTAAGATTATAACTAATGCTGCGGCCACCATTACGCATGAATAGATACCCTGCTGATTTTAAATCTTCAGCTACTGTGTCCAGCATGTAATTTGCCTGCGCCAAAATCAACCATTCACCAGAACTAAAATCTAATTCCTGCAAAGAATTGATGCGTCGTACCGAGCCTTCCTCTTCTTTTGGTCGATATGCTTTTTGCTGTCTTTTATTTGACGGAATAGTATTTATAATCCTGCTAATAAGTCGGTAAATAGACTTCGGAGTACGATACGATTGGTCTAAGACCTCGGCTTCACCTTCAAAATGCAGAAATTCTTCCGGCGAAGCTCCTGTGAATCCGTAGATCGCTTGATCGTCGTCACCTGCCAAAATTAAATCTTCGGTATGGTTTTTTAAATTAGCTACTATTTTCCATTGCAACGGTGATAAATCCTGTGACTCGTCAATACAAATCAAACTAAAAGTTTTAGGCAACACTAAGTGCATGATACTTTCAAATTCGGTTAGCATATCTGTATAGTCTATTAAACGAAAGGTTTTTTTAAACTCCTGGTAGCTTCTATCAATAAAGTCTACTTCGTTCCATGCGTAATTAAAATCTGTTTTATTATACTCTTCACGTAAAGTAGACATCTTTAGCCGATACAAAGAAAGCAAACTAATAATAGGGTTGTTTGTTTTAGTGCGTCTTTCTTCGTCTATGCTAACGTCAAAATTCAAATTAACTCTTTTACCAAATTTCTTGTAGTCAGCTTCTGTAATTACCTTTCTGTCTTGAATAGAAAGGGACTGGTAACATAAAGAATGCAATGTACGAAAATAAAACAACTGTTCCTTTTGCTCGCTTTCGCTCAGACCTAGTAACCTGACCGCTCGTCCTCGCGCTTCTGAAGCTGCTTTTGTAGTAAAAGCTAGGTACGCAATACGTAACGGACTAACTCCTAACTCAAGACGATCAGTCACTTCAGCTAGTAAACTAGTTGTTTTGCCTGTGCCGGGTGGACCAAACTTCTTGTATGTAGTCAAAACGGAACGTCCTCTTCTTCAAAGGAAGCTGCTTCTAACGCAACCGATTCATCAGGATCAAGCTCGTCAATCCGCCATGCTCGGACACTAGCTTTGTTTTTAAGACGGATGGTTATAGATTCTGCTCCTAGTTCTCGTAGCCTAGCGCTAATATCGGTTCTAGTTTTATAATGAGAAAACTTATTACGTTTTAAATACGCATCAAGGTCCATGAGCCGAAAAGTGTACTGCTGTTTTTCTTCATCATAGTATGGTCTACGAAGTAAAATCTCTTCTTTAACCTCACTTAATTGCGACTGCAAAAAAGAAATTAAATACTCTTTAAACTGACCGCTGATAGAAACCTCTTCAGAAACCGAAGTTATAGCGTGATATTCTACCATTTCAGATAGAAGGTCTGCTATATTTGCTTCCCAATCTTTTCGCGCCATCGAAGGCGGCAAAACATTTAGTTGTTCTAGGGCAGCTTTCTGAAACTTGGGTTGCTCCAATAGCTGATCGGTCTGTAGCTCCAGCCCTTTTGAATCTACGTCCACTACCCAAAGCGGCGGCTCTGAGTCGTATTTACGTAAGCTGGTTATCGTGCAAGTTGCAATGCCGCCTACCCCGAACTTTCGTGTTAGACAAAGAGACTTGTTACAAAAATTACAGATCGGCTGGTCGCCGCACTTATATCCGTAGGTCTTTACGTTTAAGCTTTTAATCAAAGCTTCGATCTCTGCCCTGTTTAATGGTGGGTCTATACATTTTTTGTTGTAGTCGTAAATTTCCATATCCCATGATTCTGGAAACCGTTTACGCAGATAAACGCCTATGCTGAACAAAGCGTTATTCCTATTACCTTTTGAAATCTTCTTACCGTCTTCTGTAAGAATAACCAAGCACGGTGGCCCTTCTTTAAAAATATCTAGCTCTTTGGGTTGTAAAGAACCAAGGGCCACGATCTGATCCGGCGTTTGTACTTTGCTGTCGTACAACGCAAAAAATTCTTCTAAGGTAGCCGCTTTTCCATCAGGTTTATAAGCATATCGGCTTGGCTCAGAATTGCAATCTTCATAAGGAGCGTTTATTCCATTTCCTACATCGTTTGCCAAAAGCTCGGCCTGCTTTGGAAATATTTCAGAGGTAGAAAATCCAAGTAAAGAACTGATGTTTTTTAAAGTCGTCTGCATATTAGCTGCACTGACAGCAGGGCTAGAAAACAAATAAGCGTGTACGCCGCCTGACTTACTGCGAAACAAAACTATAGGAAGGTTTAGCTCTTTTATTTTATCTAGGATTTGCTGATGGTTTAGGTCGGTGTATTCGTCTATATCGATACAACCAAAAGAACAGGTGTTGTCTCTGGTTGTTGGAAACACGCCGATACTTGGGCCTGTGCCGTCTAAGTGAGACTCTAGTGCCTCTTCAATACTAGGTTTTATATTCCCCTGTTTATCAACAAAATTACCAGTCTCGTCCTTAGAGTAAACAATATTATAGCTCTCACGCTTTCCTTTTTCATTTGGCGTATTGCCTTTATAAAAAAGAACAGAGTAAGCGTCTGTCAGACCAGAAAAACACTTAGCGTATTTTTGGGCGGATTCGCGCATAGCAAAAGAAAAGGCGGCTTGCGCCGCCTTCCCAATCCTAATCTACGACGGATGCTATGGGGTTTATGTCGGGCGCTACCTTAGAAGAACTTTCTTCATTAAAGCTGCTGTCCGAAACGCCGTCCTCTTCTACCGTTTTAGCGAACGCCATTGCACGTTCAACCAAGTGTCCTTGATCTCCACTAACCTGCGATTCATGTGATATTACAAATCCCTTAAAACTACCTTTCGCGTTCGTTTCATCAGTGGTGGCAATACGATAAATGTTAGCATACCGAGGTGGTGTGAAAATATTACCGTTCGCACCAGTTCTGGTTTGTGCATTGATGATAGAGTTCCAACGCCTAGAGTTTTTAAACTGTGAGGATTTCATAACTAGGATAGCTGGTTCAATCCCACCATCTTCTTTAAGTATTAGAACATAATGGTTTGCTTGTTCTTCGATATAACGACCATCAGAACTACCCTTGATGTATAGTTTCCTGTCGTCAGGATTTTGAGCATTAAGCTGCGTTTCTGGAAGCTGATCGGCTGGCGAGAACACATCTAAGGGAGGTCTTCCACCCTCGATAGTGCCACCAGGCCAAACAAGATAGCGCCTGTTAAAGCCACAGGGAACGACAAGAACACCTTCATCGCCTTTAAAAATATCGTAAGTCACGTTGTTGAAGATATCTCCCGGCTTACCACCCTTATCAACTAAAATTTGTTTAATATCCGCTTTAGTCTGATCTTGAAAGATTTTTAAAAGCGGAATAACGGTATCAGTTGGGGCGGTTGCAAGCCCCTCCCCTGCATGTGCTTCAAACAAATTATCTACTTCGGTTAAAACTACTTCCTGAATTTTTTTCTTTGCTACTGCTTGTTTTGCCATGATTCTTATCCTTGTTTTATAACTGCTTTTTGGCCTGTATACACTCCAAACAAATCGCCCGGAACATTCCTACCGTTTATTAAGACTTCTTCATTTACAAATGATTTTAGTGTCATAGGATGCACAGATTCTTTTGTGGAAACTGCAAGCCCTTGAGATTCAGCAAGTTCTATAAAGTCAGCGCGTCTACCATCCTCGCCCTTTCTAAAACTCATACTCACATCACTTTTAATAAGGTCTTGAAATCCATTTTCCCGAAGCCAGCTAAAGGCTTCTTCTTGATTAGCCTTAGAGATGTGAGCGCCTACCGTTGGAACTATTGATATGGAACTACCGTCAGCAAGCGTAAACGCACTAATATCAAATTCCGCCATCAAGTCTGGTAAAGTTTCAGTAATGTTTTTGTGATATACCGCTTTAAGCTTTTTTAAAGCGGCTTCGGCTTCTTCTATTTCTTTTAGTTGACGTTGTGCCACATGAGCAAGTTTGCTAACACCTGACATTCCAACTTCACTAACATTCAAAAAGGAATCTTGCTCTTTTACAGGAGCCGAATCCTCAAATAACTGATCTACTGATTTTTGCATTTGTCACCCTTTCTTTAGGTCATGTATTGAGGAAGGCCAGTCCTCGGTTTTATAAGCCAGACCTTAGAATAACATTATTTATGCGATAGTCAACAGATAGTTGCTTTTTTTTATAAAAATAATTTAAACTATAAAAAAACTACATACGGCGAGAAAATGCTACAAAAACATAATGAAGTCTCACGAAATGCGGACTCTACGCATTTATTAGGAAATACAGCAGAAACTATAGTAAAATTAGAGTTGTTGAGTAGAGGTTATTTTATTTACTCTAACGATTTTGCTCACGGGCCTGCGGATATCATAGCTCTCAAACCAGAGCCGAATCCAGAAGTGTTGATGGTCGATGTTAAGAGCGAATCAAAAAGATTCCTGAAAGGCCGTAACCAAAAAACCCGTATTTCAAGAAAACGAACTGCAACACAAAAGAAATTAGGTATTGTGTTTGCGTATGTTGATCCCGAAACAGGAAACGTCCACTGGGCTAAACACCATAAACTGTAGGTTTAACCCGTAAGTAAATCATCTGTAGTAACCATACCTTGAGGAAAAAATTGCGAAAATCTTGCAGGATCAACCTCACCTACTAACGGGTTTTTAGGTGGAGAAGGTTTAGATTTCGTTAAATCAGGCACTAAATTAGGAGGTTGTGTTCTTACAGGCGACCTCTCTATACGCTCTCTTTCTAGGCTAGAAGCACGAGGTTTACTTACGTTTGTTGTAGGGTCAACTTCTCTTTCAGACTCGTACCTTTCTTGGTCAGCAGCAGTTAGGTATCCGTTAGCTACAAGAAAAGAGCGAAAACGCCTTGAAAACGCTCGTCCTGAACTAGAGCTAGGATCAGTGGATTGTAATAAAAGTTTAAATACTTCAGGGTCAGCAGCAGCTTCAAAAATAAGTTCTTTAGATTTCATAGCTGGCACTTGATATAAAGACGACCCTGCTTCTCTTGCAATCGTAGGTTCCGCTAAACCTTGGCCTTCTCCCGGAGTCACTTTTGTTGCGTACCGACCTATTCTAAGAAATAATAAATCAAGCGCTCTTCGTGTTCCTCTATGTATTTGGCTTTCAGGAATATTTTTGTCATCAGGTGTTTCTAATGACTTTTGGGATTGTTGTACTTTTTTTCCTTCATCTAGAATTTTAGTTAAACGAACCATAAAACCATCATCTACAACTCCTGTTTTTCTTAATACATCAAGAACACTGTCGGAGTTTTTTCCCGCAAGCGGGGTAGTAAGATAGTCATATATTTTATGAGCTTGAAAACTTTGAGTGCCAGTCATCTCATCAAATTTTATACCTGAATTAAAAGCTTGATCGAATATTACACCTTTTAACCCTTCTACTGCTCCAGGCTCTGAAGCCTTTGCGTCGAAATTTTGTGTCTGTTTAATCCAATTTGTTAAATTTGTTCGCGCTCTATGTGGAGTCTTAGCATTTGGTCCGGGTGTTGCAATAATGCTGTGTAGTAATTTGACAGGGTTGAAATCGTCACCCATACTAGCAGCCAATTTAAGTTGGTTTGGAACTTCATCTCTTTGTTGTATAACGAATGTTTGTAAAAGATTTTTCGCTTTATTAGCGTTCATAATATCGCTATACAACTGAGGAAATAAATTCGTACCGTCTTCACTAAAAAAAACAGGTTCTAATTCTCTTATAAACTCTACAAGTTTTTTTTGATCAATGTCTACCCCTACAAGTTTGTTGTCGTTATTAAATTCTTTAATTACAGCTTTGCTATCAAACAAAGCTCTTAAAATACCTTCTTGAGCAGCCTGCACTGTCCCTGCTCTCTCGAATGCTTCTTGGGTTTGTGGGCGAAAACCTAATTCATCCGCTCTATTTATCGCCGCTGTTATTTGTTCGAGCCTTAAAGAAGATGCATCCCCCCCGCCGGATAAAAGTGGTTTAGCAAGAAGCTCTGGAGAAATTCTTCTTGCTCCAGTTGCGGCTTTTTTTAAAACGTCTCCTGCAAAAGCTCTGCTAAAAACATCGTGAAAAGCTTGGCTAAATTGGTTTGCTTTAAATAATTCTTTTTGCCAATCCTCCAGCGCTGATATACTTGGTTTTGACCCCCCTGCGGCAGAAAAAAGGTCTTGCCGTATAGCATCAGCAAGCTCATCATATTTTCTAGCTTCGTTAGGGTCGGTGGTTTGGCGCATCATTCTTAGAAGATAGCTTCTAGCATTTAACACATCGGATACAGGAATATTTTCCAATATTTTCGGTGTTGTTTTTAATGTTTCATCTAATTCAGCTGCCTTAATCATGTTGTCAAAAATTTGCGCTTTGTTACGAAGAATAAGGTTCTGTCTTTGGAGGTCTTTTGGTTCAATCCCCCCATACCCTTGTTTTAGAGCCGCTGCGTTTTCTTTTTTAAATGCGGCTGTCTCCCTTAAACTTAAAATATCACGGGTAATGGCTAGTTTGTCTTTTGCAGAGGTATTGTCCATATTAGCATATAAATTTTCGACTGCTAGTTTAGATTCGGGAAAGCTACTTCCTACTTTATTTATTGCTGTATTAGCTTGTGTAATTCGGTTGTTTAAGTAAGTGATTTGCTCGCTAATATTTTTTATTCCAGCCTCTTCATTAATACCACGGGAGGTATTAAACAGGTTTTGAATCTTTTTATCGAGAGAAGGAAGTTGATCGTCCTGCATTAAGGTTCCGTATTTTTCAAGAAAGTTAGAGACTTGTAAGGAAACGTCTTTATACTTTTTTGATTTCAGAATTTCATAAAGGCTTGTTTCAACCGCACGTAAATCTTTTATGGCTGCATCCGTGCTTTTTTCTAATGTTTCTGAAAACTTTTGTCTTGCACGTGGTCCTTGCCCAAATTTTGCTGCTGCCTCAACTACGCCTTTAGTAGATTCCTCAAGGCGTGTGGCAATAGCATTATTCACCCCTATCTCGTTTAACTTTACTGCTTGCTGCATAAGACCGGGATCACCTGATTCCATCATTAAACGAATAAGATTTTGCATCCCTTCATATTCTTTTCTTATGGCAGCTCTCATATTAATACCCATCGTTTGATCTCTAAGAAGCCTTCCTTGAAGGATTTTTAGAACGGGGTCGTTAGTAACTGACGCAGTTGTGCGCGGCAAGTTAATGTTCATAGAGGAAGCTATCGTTTTAATTTCGTCTTCCTGATTTAATAGGTTTAAAAGACGTTCGATATACTCGTCGCCGTCCATCTTTTGTTGTTGACCATATATGTCCGTATATTCAGGTCTATTTTTAATCAACCATTTTCTTAGGGCTTTTCCTTCTCTCGATTGCACCGCTTGGGGAGATAACAAAGTATCAACAAAAGAAACTGCTTTCGCCCCTGTATTTATAACTAATTCTGCAAGTAACTTCGAAGGGCTTAGTACACCAAACAATGTCTCGTATAAAAGCCGTGTGTTAGTATTACCAGGATCAGTTTTTTCTGCTAAAGAGGTTCCGTATGAGGCCGATGCTCCTGCCCCAATTTCTGCCGTCATAAAAGGTATCGGACTCTGTATAGAGCTTCTTAATATTTTTTCTCCTGGGGTAAGTTGTTTCGGGGAAGAAGTGAATATATTAGGTCTTTTTGTAAGACTTGCTATATTAGACAAGTAGCGTGTATTTCCAGGGACCATGTTTTTAGCAAAAAATGACGGCATAGCTGCAAGAGGAATGTTAGTCCCAAAAAATTCTCCGGCTTTTGCCCACGGCCTTACGTTAGGGGTGTAAGTCTTATCCTCTCCCAATAACATTTTTTTAAGCTCTTCTCCCGCTGGCTCACCTAGTAAAAAAGCGCCTATTAGTGAGGCAGGAATGGTAATAGGCCATGCTTGAGGAGGAAACATCATCGCACCCCTTAATAGAGGAAACGTAACAGCCGCAGAAGGTAATACTTTGGTAAAACCTCGTAACGCTTCTTTTGCATAGGCTTCGGGAGCGGAATCAGTGGTTGCTTTAGTAAAATAAGCAATTATATCTTTATGATTTGCCCCATCTTCTATAGCTTTATTATAATTAAAATCGGGAAAAACTTTTTTTATGTAGTCTATAACGTCGTCGTCTCTAATCCCTGATTTGGCTACGCCTTCAATATCAAAATTTTGCCTAAAATCCATAAGCCTGTTTTGGGGAAGGTTTTCAAAACCCGGTTCTTCTTGAAATTCCGCTCTTCTGAAACTTTCTCCGTATGTTTCAGGGTTTTCCGCAGGGTTGTCATAATAATTAGGGGAAATGGTTACCTCTAAAGGCTCGCCTGTTACGGAAGGACGAGAGTTGTCTTCCTCAAAACTAACATTAACGTCCGTCATAGTTACTTGTTACCCTTCCAATATTTATCTAAATTTACTTTAGGTTTGTTTGGGTCTCTAGCTAATACACTATACGAGTCTTTAAATTTATTTAATATACCAAGCGCTGATCTAAGACTAGCTTCTTGCGTCGGGGAATATTTCCCTCCACTAACAAGTTCTGTTTCAAGAGAATTTATTCTGATATTCAACCAGCCGACAATATTTTGCGCTTGCCCTGCAAACTGGTAAGGGTCATTAAAAAAACGTCCGGGCTGTGGAAGAATCCCTATTATTTCTTTTCTAAATTGTTCGCTTTGTTTGTCTGGAAGTATAGCTTGCATCTCACCTGTAAAAGATTTGTTAAGAGAATTTACAGCATCTGATACTTGTTGGCTTTCTTGAAATATAGCCTCTCCCGCAGCTACTTTTGCTGGAAAATCCATCATGCGTTTAAATACCGACATTCTTCCAGAAAGATACCCAGTTTTGTCAGCTATAAGTTTCTTTAGACGTTCTGCTATATCTGTATCTTTTATAACTTTTTTTGCATCTACCATCGCGCCCAGAGCGCCCGTACCTTTAGTCTGCTCTTCTACACCAGGCTCAAAATCAGTAAAGGATGAAGAAACCTCTATGTTAGTAGGACTAGACTCGATATATGGTGTGCCACCCCCTTCTTTCCATCTAGCTGACCTTAACACTTGCTTAATAAGTTCGGTTGGTGGCGCGGCAGCAACTTTTTCATGTTGTTTTGTTTCGTTATTCCATACAACCTGATCTTTCATCCTATGCACAAGCGCTTCTTCTAATATCCTAACTTCACTTTCAGGCAAGGTGTTGTCTATGTATGCCTGCATCTTTTTATCATCAGATACCAGCGTTAATATTTTTCCTTCCAATGAATTTCCAAAAGCATTGAGTTTTTTATCGTTTGCTTCAAGCGCAAATTTGTCTTTTTGTAATTCAAATTTTTGCTGATTTAAAACAAGTTTTTCTTCTTCGTTAGCATTTTTTATTTGGTTTTGGTTTTCTCTCAGTTGTGTATCTATTTTATGCAAAGCATTTTGGTTAGCAATTCGGTGTTCTTGTAAAGTTGTTGCGTGAAGTTGTTGTTTGTCTAGTTTGTCTAAATTGAAATCATGTTGAAGATTTAACCTATTTAGTCTTTCCCTATTATTTAGTTCCGCTAGTTCTCTTTTAAGAGCGGCTGTAGCTTCTTGGCCTTTGACAGAGTTATCGTTTCTCAAAACTTCTAAAGCTGTGCGAGCTTTTGTTTTCATATTTTGAAGAGTTATAGCCTGCTTTGCTTTCCTATCGTCCGATATTCGACCATGTTTTGCTTTTTCTATTTGAAGGTCTATCAAACCTCTATTTTTTAAGATTTGAAGCTCTAGGTCGAGTTTGTGGTCAATACTCCTGTTTGCTAATTCGTAGGCGTTTTTTATAGCAGCTAACTTCTTTTTGCTTTCTTGTTGATAAATCGCTGCTTTTTCTTTTTCCGCTGCGCCTAAAGCTGCTAGTTCATAGGTTTGTTGTTGTTTTTTATAATCTTCTTTTCTTTTGTCTAGTTTTGCTGCTTTTAAACTTAAATCTTTAGTAAAAGGATCAGCGGCTATAGCAACATTCTCGGCAAACGATTTAGAAGGATCACCCGCAGCTAAATTTAATCCCGCTCTGGCTAAATTAAAATAAATCGAAGCTCGTTCCGCGTCACTTAATGTAGTTTCAGGTGGTGTACCAAGAATAGAAGTATATAAAGGAAGTTTTTCCTCGTAAATAGATTTAAGGCTTCTTACTTCCGAAATTCCATTTTCCCCAGAGAACCTCTGAACAGGCCCACCGTAGTTAAAATTTACAGGAGGCTCTTGCCCAACCTCCATGTCTGTAGGCCCTTGGGCCATCATTAACGAACCGACACCCTCGCCCATTGCGGTGGGTGCGCCCTGTGCTGTTTCCATGTCAATATCGCCAACTACGTTTTCCATTAAAGACCCGATGCCGCTGTCCATAGCGCCTTGCTCGGTTAGCATAATTGTAGGCTGAACCATAAGCAGCACCGATTCGGGAGTTCTCTCCGCGTCATCATCACCGACATAGGTTGCTAGTTCTTCATAGCGTTCCGATATAGGCATCTCATTTCCACGCAACGCATTTATAGCTTGTTCAGGATCGCCGCTTTCTTCAGCCGCGTTTAAACCGCTCATTACTTCCATAGCGTATTGAGCGCCTTCTTGCTCTCCTACATTCTGAGCAGCTTGCTCTACTTGTGGTAAAGCCTCGTCTATACCCGGCGGTGGTGGTGCTGGCATAGGCATGGGGGGTGGTTCGACTAAAGCACCAAGGTCCGCGGGCATAACTGCTTCAATCCCGCCGCCCGCTTGTCTGCGTACAGGAAGAATTCCTTTTATTTCTTTTCTAAATTGTTCGGTTTGTTTGTCTGGAAGTATAGCTTGCATCTCATTAGTAAAAGCTGCGTTAAGATAAGACGGAAGCTGCTCTTCAAAAGTAGGTCGCCGCCTTATTGGCCCC